GAATCGGTGACCGGCCACTCGCCCATGTCCCGATGTTGGAGCCCGGTGATCTTGCCTTTCGGAAAGATCGCGTGGATCGTATCGACGCCCCACGTGGGAATCCAGATCGAAGTGTTGGTCGAGACGAGGCCGCCGGCGTCGAGGACGTTGGCCGCGGTTGCCGCGTTGGCGGCAGTAACGGTGGAGTAACGCGGAGCAAAGCCGGTGAAGCGCTCGGGGTTGGTGCCCTGGTTGCCATAAATCAGAGTGCTGGCAACCTGCTGGGACATGCCTTCAAGGAAGGCTTTGACCTCGGAGAGCCGGAACTCCGGGGTGTTGCCGTTCAGGTCCGCGACGTCCTTGTCGATGACTGCGTAGGTCTCGAGATTCCCGCAAGCATCGGTCAGCTGGGCAGTGGTGGACTTCGCGTTGGGCACGCCTTGGTTCAGCAAGCGCCACGTGGCCTGCGGAAGCCCGGTGCGGACCGTGGTTTTGTGCCCGGTGGGGAGATTGCCTTCGACCACGAGGATGTCCTCGAGGATCTCATTCGTTTGGGAAAGCAGTTCGATGATGCTGGCGATTTTGTAATCGTCGTCGACCCGCTTGGCCCAATCAGCGTATGTCAGCGCGGTTGCGCCTACAGTTGCCATGGGTTTAGTCCTTCTTGACTAGGTTGGGATAAATTGCATGTGCGCCACTTGGCCGTTCCTTCCCCTGGGGAGCGGGTCGTCCCTGGACATGGCCGGGCTCGGTCAAGAGCTTGGAAAGCTCATGGAGGCCGCGCACAATTGCAGGGTGGTTGCCAGCACCAGTGAAGTTGAATGCCTCGCGCATGGCCGACGCAGAAGCGTCTGGCAGCAGCGAGATCATCTTGGAGATCGACGCGCCGACGGTTCCATCATCGATGCCGCGGCCGATCTTCGGATCGGAGCGGAGCTCTTCGATCCAGGTTTCTTGAGTTTCGCGCCAGAGATTTGCCGGGCCTTCGGCCATGGCTTTAACCGCGGCGGTGTGCATGTCCATGAATCGCTGGGCCTGATCCTTGGAAAGCCCCGAGTCTTTGAACAGCGCTTTCGCCGCGTCTAGCGACTCCTGAGTGAGGGTGATGCCCTCAGGGACGGTGAAGTCGCCGTAGTCGGTAGGCGCGCCTGCGGCGGGTTCCTTGGACTTGTCGGGCTCCGCGGAAGGGTCACCGGCCGGCGGGGTCTCCCCAGGGGCTTTGTCGAGTGCTTCCGCGAGGATCGAGGATTTGCCATCGGTGAGGGAAGGGGTTTCAGGCGTTGTCGGGGTCGTCTGCTGGGTCGAGGGCAATGTCGTCACCGCTGGCGTCGTCGCCACTTGGTCCGGAGGCATTGGAATTCTCCCTAAGCATCATGATGTATTCGGCGGGCGCGGCGCCGAGGATTTCAGCGAGGAACGCGAAGCCGGCGTTCTGCATGCCGGCGTTGAACATGGTGGAGTTGGTCTCGCCAGTAAACGGCGTGTGGAAAGTCTTGAGTCCGGCAAGCTTGTTGTAGACCCAACAGCGGCCGGCAGTGGAGGTCATGATCGAAAGCATGACCTCGCGGTCTTGCCGCTCGCGAACGCGCGCTTCGCGATTGGCCTTGCGCTGGGCGGCGACTTCGTCGGTCATAGGAGGGACCTCTTGAACATGGCTTCATTGCCCATGATCGCACAGAACTCCCAACCGTCTTCACCAAGTAGATTAGCCATTCCCAAGTTCATATTCTCAACAAGTGATACGTGATATTCCCACCGCGGTCCCTTTCGCTTAGGCTGAGCTTTCACCCCATGCTTGCGATGGTAGGTGGCGAAGTCCAAGTGCCAAAGCACAATCGAAGCCCGCATCAGGCCGTAGGCAGCGGCGAAGCCTAGACCCATGAAGAAGCCCCAAAGGAACCAAGTTAGCATGGTTAGCGGATGAAGCGCGCTCATGTAGGTGCTCCAGCGAGGGATTGAAGGGCGTTGCGGCCAGGGCCCATCGGGCTCGTTGCGAGGTTCTTGGCGCCTTGGGTCGCGGCGAGCATTTGCTGTTGTTGCTGCTCGGCCTGTTGCTGAGCCGCACGTTGCTTGCGAATGGCCTTGAGGGCCTCTGGCGAACGGATGACCCGCGGATCGACGCCCCAAGCCGAGGCCAACGCGTCGAGGCCGAAATCGATGTCGACGTTGTCGCCTGCGGCTGGATCGATCGTCATCAGGTTGCCAACCTGTGCGAAGAGCCGCTCGATCGAACCGCCTTTGTTGGATGCAAGGGCTTCGGAAAGCATCGAGAGATACTCGATCTCGATCGGCGCGTTGAGGATTTCCTCGGGCGCGGGCGGCAGGATACCAGGAATCCGCGAGACGATTCCCCAAATCCGCGCCAGGGAATTCCGCAGGAGCTCGTTGTCGATTCGGTCCAGAACCGGGCCTAGAAGCACCATTTGCTCGGACCGGCGCGCGTCGATTTCGGTCGCCGAAATGTTGGATTTCGGCTCGAATTGCGAGATCATTTGGAACAAATTGTTGTAGAAGATGAGCTTGATCCGCTCTTGGACTTCCTTGATGTCCTCGGACATCTCCTTGATCTGGGGAACCACTTGATAGACCGGAGCCATATGTGGCTTGGCCGCGGTGGACATTCCAGGGATGAAGGTGATGCCGCCAGGGATCAAGCTCGCCGGCTGGTTCTTGAGAATCGCATCCGCGATCATCGGCGGGTTGACCATCTTGTCAATGGCTTGGGCTTTGCGTTTGGTCTCCTGCTGAAGTTGCTTGACATCGGGCAGCGCGTCCATGCCAGTACCACGACCATAAGGGTCATTCGACACAAGGTCCCATCGAGCGACCGCGCCCGGAAATTCATGATAAGGCCGCGCAGAGAGCATGTAGGTCTCGGCTTGACCTTGCTCCCAGAAGACCTCGCGGAATCGAAATCGCCGGGGGACGACGTAACCGGACTCGCCAAATGGCTGGTTGGGCTCAATCGCATGGGCCACAATGAGTTCGCGCTGGAGCATGCCACCGCCGGTGCGATAAAGGGTTTGGGTCGAAGGACAGCAATTTTCGATCCCGAATTGATCGACGACTTGCTTTACAGTCAATGTAAATTCCCGGTAAAGGGAATCGACTTGCATCTTATCGTTGTTGTCAATGAAGTATTCACCCAGGCACGGGTTCAGGCAGTTGATGACGTTGTCGAAATCCTCGTAGATCAAGACCGCGCAGGTGCCGAAGATGACGAGATCATAGTACGCGACCGCCAAGGCGTTGTAGAAATTCGATTCCTTCAAGATCAGGTAGATGATTCTTTCGCACTCGGCGAGCCATAAGCTCACGGGTGACGTCTGTGTTGAATCGATCCGTCCAAGTTTCAACCTGAACCATGGGCGTGTTGGGGAACTGACCCCCGACATTATGCCAGCGGCGAGAGTGCGGGCGGCAATCGTACCAGTCGAGTCGATTATGTGTTGATTGATCGGGCTCCCGCGCGACCACTGGTTCGGCGTGATCAACCATTTGTATCTCCGTGGAAGCAAGTAGTCCGCGAGTTCCCGCCAATGGACCCACCAGGAATACCGATAGGTGCGCATCCCAGCGAGCCGGCCAGTGAGATGGCGAAGGACCAGAATGTTCCGCGCGGCTTTCGCGGGATTCAGGTCGTCGGCGGGGATCGCGGCGGGAAAGGCCATCGGGTCATTGACCAATCAGGGTTTTCTGGCCGAGTTGTTCGGCCCCCGGCGCCATGCCAGCGACTGTGTCGGAAGCCCCAGGGAGACCAGGTTTCTTCTGCGGCTTTGCCTTTTGCTGGTCGCCGAAAAGCGATGGTGGTGGCGGGGCATCAGGCATCTTCGGCGCGTCCATTTTGAACACGGCGGGCTCCTTAGATGGTGAGGCTCAGGTGGACATCAGCGGGCTTAGCCGCGGGTGGCGGCTCAGGTGGCGGTGCAGGCAGCGGCTCAGGTAGCTTGTTGATCTCAGGCTCACTCTCGGGCTCCCCACCGAGGCCCTCGAAGAACGCTTGGCGCCCGTCGATGATCTGGAGACCGTGGGCGCGGAGGGATTCAATCACGCGCGCGCCCTCGTCGTTGTGACCAATGAAGTACGAGCCTTCGGCGTCGACAACGGAGTCGAGGGTCAAGGCGAAGCCCGC